ACAACGCTAGAGATAAGGCCAAGCGCGCTAAAGAATGCAAGTATTTTTGCGGCAGTGTCAAAGAACTCTTTAACCATTGGATTAGAAAGAACAGCCGTAACTGACTGTAACGCTCCTGTAAGAGTGTTCCAGAATACAGTAATAGCACCAGAAGAAAGAGTAACTTTTGAAAACTCAGCAAAAGCAACTAAGAATTTAGCAAGAGCAGGGCCGGATGCGTTAAACTGTGTAAGCACATCACCTAGGATTGGAGCAGCTTCTTTTAACGTATCCCAAAACACCTTGATATTTGGGTCTGACCCAGCCTTAAGAATTTCTTTAATAAATGCGCCTAGGGTTCCAAGGATTGCCTTGGAGTTTTCAGCAACGCCTTTAAAGTACTCAGATAGAGCGTCTTGCCCAGCAACACTACCAGAGAACTTTTCAAACTCTTCTGTGACGTCCTTAAAGTACTCGATAAGGATGTATCCGCCGCCACCAGGAGTAAAGTTTGCTTTTGTTATGTTAACAATTCCGCTGATTGCATTGCCAAAGACTTCACCAATTTTTGCTGCAATATCTCCTGCTTTATCAAACATTGCCTGAAGCTCGCCTGTAGCTTGTTTAGCGTCAAGGTACTTTGCCCAGCCGGCAGTCTTCTTTTCTAAGAACTTATTAAATCTTTCTGCAAGAGGCTGAGCCGCAACAAGAACAGACAAGAATGAATCATAAAGATTTCCTGCGGTTCTTGCATAGCTTTCAATGTTAATTCCAGCGTTCTTAATAACTTGTTTTAGATCGCCTATATTTTCAATTTCAGTAATAGCGTCAATAATTGTACCAAATGACTTGCCAATGCTGTCTCCAAGATCTGCAAGTACTGGCTTAAGCTCTGGAAAAAGTTTAGTGCGAAGTTTTTCTAGACCAGTCTCGAGCTGTCCAAATAGCTTACTTCCTAGCGAGTCACGTAGTTCCTTAAGAGACGGAATAAACGTACTAACCATGTACTTGACGAAACTTTGAGCTTCTTTAGAAAGATTAGATAACGCTGTAGTATACGCAGTATCAGTAGTGCTGCCAGTCTGCGCTTTCTTAAGCGCGTCTTGCGCGTCTTTTTGGTCGCGTAAAGCTTCAATTTGATTTTTCTTTGCGTCAAGGTACGTGTCTGTCTGCTGATAGACTTCAGTGCCTGCAGCTTTAGCAGCGTCGCCTAAACGTTCTTGCTCCTTGCGGAGATCTGCATTGCGATCTTTAGCCTTACGAAGATTAAGTTCAGCTTCTTGAAATGCAAGTGTTGCTTCGCGACGGGCACGAGAGTTAGGTGGTAGATCTTGAACTCTTTGCAGTGTTTCACGAGCTTTTTCAAGTTCAATAGCAGCTTTCTTTTCTCCAAGAGCAGCGTCTTCTGCATCAAAACCAAGCTGCTGGATTTCTTCCTTAGCAGCTTCTGTTGCTCTTGCAAAATCATATTGAGCCTCGGTGACTCGCTCTGTTGCTCGAAGAACTCTTTTAAGAGCTTCCTCCTCGGCTGCGCTATCTTTTGCTGCAGCCTTCTGCGCTTTAGTTCCAGCAGAAATCGCTGCGCCTACGCCTTTAAGCGCACCCATCAGTCCTATGGCAGCAATTCCAATAGAGGTAAGCGCAGTAGCAAATACGACTCCAGATGGCGCCGCAGCTACAAGAGCAGATCCTAACGAAACTAATCCTCCAGCTAGCGCGCCTACGCCTGAAACAAGTTGAGAGATGAGCGGGCCTAATAGATAGCCAGTGCGGATAAGTCCTTGGAACTGCTTTCGCGCACGAATTGCTGATTTCTCAAAACCTGACATCGATTTGCCAAGGCTATCGCCGACTCCTCCGCTAAATCCACGAGAGAAAGATTCTCCTACAGACTTGCCGTCTCTTTCAAGATTTATGCCGCTTGCTGCTCTACGGACTTCATTCTCAAAGCCAGTTGTTATTGCTTTAACAACTATGTATGCATCACCTACGACTGCCATTTGCTCACCTCCTTCCTTTTACTAGCATCTACTACTTAGTTAATGGTTCTTCTATTACTGCGCCAAAAGGTCTTGACATTGCTGCATTTACCGGTGTCGGTGGGACAAACGACTTTGTTGGTCCCTTCAATGGATCAAACGGAACTACGGCGTCATCATCTTCGTACTCGTCAAAGTTTTTGATGTTTCCACTAGCGCCAACGTTATTGTCTACTCTGACGCCTCCATATGGATACTTGTACCCGTAGAAATCTTGGTAAAGAATCTCGCGACTGCGACTACGTCCTTCAGCTTGTTCACCTGAAGAGTAGTTCATGTCTTCCTCAAAAAAGAAGTGAAGAACGTCTAACATATTAGATGCTTCCATTTCTTTTAGATTAAGTCCGTTCACGAGTGCTTTTCCGTTAATATATGGCCAGAGGTCAATTCCCCAAGTTAGGAGACTTCTGGCTCCGTTTCCGGGCGTCCTGCGTACACCTCAACAAGCCACCCTGAGATATCGCCGAGCGTTTCTACTGTAACGATCTTGTCTGCACTCTCAATAAGAGACGAGAATCTTGCATAGCTCTCTGGCAAAAGAACATGCTCAAAGAACATGTTGATTGTTTTTGCAGACTCAACAGGGTCATCACTGCTTGAACGAGAGACAAGATCAAGAAGTGTCTTGCCTTGAAGCTGTTCACGACAAGAAAATTCCTCATCATGAAGCTTAAACGTTACTGGTTCTTTTTCACCAGCGTTTTTGCCAGAGCCAAAGTCTCTGTATTTAGTCATTATTTCTTCCTCCGTTTTGCGTTTGTGTCTTTATTAAGACGTTTGTCTTAATAGTTATCTTATCAAATAAAGGTTGTCCGCGAGGAACTTATTAGGCTTAGTTCCAGGATGTCTTACAAGTCGTGAATACACTACTCTGCTGCCAGAAGTGAATCTCAACATGGTTGCTTTATCAGGAGTAATAATATGAGGTTTGGTTCCTTCATGGTGGGCTAACGCATAGCTAAGTGGAGATCCAATTCTCATCTCTTGGCCTAGAGGAGCTCGTGACTGCCTCATATGAATAGAATTTTTTAGTCGTCCAGTATCTACACCAACCTGTGCCTTTGCAGCTGCAACGATAGCTCGGCCTCTTACAAAAAGATGACGACCAACAGGACCAAAAGGATCATTAAGCAAAAAGTCTAAGCTTTTTGGGCGAAAAATAATCTTAGTGACTGCTACATTTGGCATTATGCAACCGCCAGTGTTACTTGCATTGTAGTAGTCTGGAATCCGCCTTCAAAACCAGAAACGTCCGCAGTTGCGATGACACCAAGACCAAACTCGCCTGGCTCCCACTGGTCTAACTTGTTAAGTAGACGCATAAACATCCACGCATCAACAGCTGCGGCCTCAGAACCTTCTTGAATCTTGTCTCCTGAAGGAGCTCGTCCATTTACGCCAACAACAGGTATTTCACGTGATATTGAAATAGTTAAAACTGCGCTGCGTGGCATTGTGCAGCGCTGCGGAGTACCTGCTTGGTCTCCTGGAGGGCCAAGGTAGATCTGAACGAAAGAAACAACAAGCTGCTCGCAATCAACCGCAGGTGATCCTACAGTCCAAAATCTACGAGATGGCAAAGGCACGTTGTTTTCTTCAAATACGGTAATAGTCTTATCGAGAACACTGTCCATTAGATTTTTAAGGCTTAAGGCGTCCTGAGACACCATAGAGACGTCTGTTATTGGCATTGTGTTATCCCGTCAGTTGCGTATGAAAGTGTCTTATATGTCGTCTGAGCGCCCATAACTAGCCGCCTAGAGTGTATGTAGGGGTAGGGTCAGCAGCTAGGCGAAGTTTAAGGTTTCCAGAGGCAATATAGACAGTTTCTACGCCATCTGCTTCTGCGTTATTAGGTCGACTTGCGTATAGATCCCAAGTACCAGGGTCAGAGAAGCCAACGTAGTTATATGCCTCATCGTAGCTAACAAAAAGTGTCAAAGTGTCACGAGACTCATTAGTAACAACGGCTGTTCCAGTGTCTGCGGTCAGCGTGACGTCATCTACACGGTCAGCCTCAGCACGAGCGTACACAAAGGTTGTAGTTGAAGGCACCTGGGTGATGTAGTAGCTTCCGTTGAAAGTAGCGTTGATTCCAGTGATGGTTACAAGATCACCAACAAGAAAACCGTGCGAGGTAGACGTGGTAAGAGTTGCAACGTTGTCGGTAAGCTTCTTAAAGGTTATACTTTTAGTGATGTCGGTAGTGATGGTGTTGATTGCAACTGATGTAGACTCGAGATCTTTTGACGCAAGGCCAGACCAATTACTAATTTTTAGGTATGGTATCCACGCATTATTTGTTACAAGGAAGTTCGCGTTGAGTGAGTCAATGTTAACCTCTAGCGTTGCGCCTTCGTCTCCTGTGACGTACATGTCTAGGCTGCTTGCAGCAAGCTTAAGTGGCTTAGGCACATGACGACGAGCGCGTGGGATATCTACTGAGAAGACGCGTGACTTAGCGCGTGCCTTATCTGGGTTTGCAGACTTAAGGAATAGGTCAACAACGTACAAACCTGTACGCATGTCGTCAATGAAGTCTTGATTGTCAAGGATAGTGTACGAAACGCCCTGACGCGATACCGAGGTGATACGCTGTGGCAGCGCACAATCGTCAGATCCTGACCAAAGCTTAATAAATTCAGTTGCAAGAACACGAGCAGCAGCTCTTCCTGCCGCTGGAGCAGGTGAACCATATGAGTATGTTACCTCGATGTTGCAAGGTGTCCATGGGACGCCAGAGCGTGCCTGTAAGGTTGAATGGTCAACAAGATAGTAACGACTAGGGTTAACAATCTTGCCAGTTCTGTCTCGTACTGAGTGAACTTGTACAACTGGGCGACCACGAAGGCGTAGACGCGATGACGGAGACATACCGTCTGTTGTCATTTCAGCATAGTCGTCAAACTCATCAAAAGGAATGTTATAGACCTGGCCGTCAACAAGCTCAGGTGTGTAATTCTTAGCAGATTGGCCTAGACGGTACGCTCTAGAGGCGCAAACGTACTTTTCTGTGACGGTAACAACTCCGCCGTATTTTCTACCAGACAACGACCACAAAATCTGAGACGCAGTCTTGACCGCTTCATACGCATATTCGTTATCTGCGTAGTCGTCAAGCTCGTCAGTGGTTACCCAAAGATTTGACACGTGGTTGTCCTCGTCTACTCGTCGTTAGTTTATTCTAATAGGGAAGCGGCATGCCTGTGTATACATGTATTACACATCGGCATGCCGCTCCACACTTGCTAATTAGGAGGTTGGATCCTCTGTTGACGCAATGATGAAGTCTGTTGCGTTATCTGCGTTGTAGTTCTCATTACCAGGTACGTTGTACGCTGTTGTTGAGCCCTGTGAAGTGAAGTCTGTTACCGCACGTGAGCCGGCAGTTACTAGAGCAGTACCTGAGTCTGAAGTAGAAGCGATTGTTCCGCTTGTTGTTGTTGTGTAGGTGAATGTTGTCGATGTTGGAACAGTTCCAATGGTGTATGTACCATTAAGCGCTGTGTTTGTTAGACCAGACACGACCACAGTATCTCCTGCCACTAATGTGTGAGCTGTTGAAGTTGTAATTGTAGCTGTTGAGCCAGTGCGAGCAACGTTTGAGACAGTCTTTGTGATATCTCCATGCCATGTGTAGAAGCCCTTGCGTCCTGTTGGAGCCCAACCTGCACGAGCGTACGAGTATGGGCGCTCTGCCGCAACTGGGAATTCCCAGCGCTCATCAAGGCCTGAGCCAAACTCAGGGTTACCAAGTCCGTAGCCTTCAAATGTGTTTGCAAGCATGCCGTTTTCAATTACGCGATCTCCTGAAAGGCGAAGCTTAACATACGGGAATACCCAGTGGAAGTAAGGAAGTGTTGCTGCCTTCTTTCCATCAATAATTGCAAATGACCATGTTTCAATAGCAACACCGTTACCCGCAGGATCATCACCAGTTGAAGGAGATGACCAACCGATTGACTTACGGTCTGGTGATGCGTATGTTCCGAGGTTCTTACGAAGCAGAAGTCCGCCAGAAAGAAGCTGTGTTAGTTCTGTGTCTGGTTCACAAATTGCAAGTTCCATTGTGATGCGCTTGAGAGTGTCAGGCGCTTTGTAAGTAACGCAGACGGTTCCGTCCGCGCTCTTCTCTGTCATTTCATCGCCTTCTTCATATTCAGGTGTGAATGAAAGGCGCATAAAACCAGAGGTTGTATAGCTGTCACCTGCGCCGTTAAGGAGATTTCCAGATGCGTCAAGACGAGTTACTCGAATCGACACACCTTGAATACTCGCGGCGTATTCTTGAGTTGCCATTGTTTATTTTTCTCCTTATTACTATCGGCGGCTAGAGATTATTCTATGCCGTTAGATCTAGTCTGACTGCAAGATGAATAGACGGATCAAAGTAAACCGCTGCTGGGCGAATTGCCTTGATACGCATATCGTTTTGATTTCCTGACACATCATAGCTTTGTGCTAGAGTGTCAGCAACGACATCAACATCGCCAAGAACTGTCTTGACTGCGCCAGTGCCGTACATCCATTTGTTTGTCGCTGACGCTGTAGCGCCTGTCTTTCCGTCTGGCCCTGTTCCAGTATAACCTGAACCAACAATAATCTTGGTTCCGCTAATTGTCTGAAGATGACCTTTTTCCACGTTATGGAAAATCATGTAGTTAGCTGATAGAAGACCAGCTGCATCTTTAGTCATATGAATGACGCCGTTTTCTCCACAAGGAGATGTATCTGCTAGTTCAAAGTCGAGAAGGGCAAGTGCACGTTGAACAGATAGCGCAGTTGTGCCATTGATAAGTGTCGCGTTTGTGTCGCTAAGCGCTTTATTAGTGTGGCTCTCGCCTTTTCTAATTGCGCCGTCCCAAAGTTCACGCTCCATCGCCTTCTGAGTTCCACCTTCAAGTTGACGCTTGACTCTTGCAACGTAGTCAAGACCAGGGAAACCTAACGTTGAGCGAAAATCTTCAGCTTCAATAAAAAATGGTTTAATTTCTGTATAGCGCTCAGGGCTAGCGTTAGATACCAACGCACTTGACGTTGTATCAGTGTCGTCGTAGTTGACAAGACCACGGAGAGTTGTGTCCCACTCTTGTGAGAATCCTCGGATCCATTGATCTTCGTTTGATCGAGTATCAGGCTTAGCTACTGTGAATAGACCGAACTCCGAAGGTACGATCTTCGGGGCTTCAAAAATTCCTGTGAAAGCCATGTTCTCTCTTCCTAATCTAAAATTTGTTTGTTTTGTGCGTATCGGGGGAGCCTGTTGCCAGACTCCCCCTCAACGACTATCGAATAGCTATTAGTATTCGATTACTGCTGCTGTAACGCCACCTAGTGTGTCACGGAGAGCAGCTGCTGCACCGTTTACAGAGATGGTTGATGTTACCTTAAGTGATTCAACACCGACCTTAGCAACGCCTTCAAATGTTTCAACGAACATCTTGTAGTCGTTTGTGCCAACGAGTGTGGAGTCACGGATGATACCGAGGTCCATTGTACCGCCATCGAGGAACAAGAATGTTCCTTCAGCGAAGATGTACCAGACGAATGTATCTGTGAATTCGTTCATTGCACCTGAGCCTTGTGAGCCTGTGATTGCTGAACCATCAATTGTAAAGCAGATATTGATGCCACGTGCTGCCATGTAGCCTTCAATCTCGCCGTATGCATTGAGATTTGAATCTCCAGGCATTGAGAGAGCGAGGTCAGCTGCCATTGCGTCCTTGATCCATGCTGGAGCAATAACGCGAAGTGGGAAGTCAGCTGGTAGGCGATGACGTGAACGGTACGCAGCTGATGCGCGGCCGATCTGCACTAGGAAGTCACGGCCAACACCAATAATTGATGTTGATGTAACTGCTGTTGAAAGAGCAGTTAAACGTGTAAGAATCTGGTTCTCAGCTTCACGTGCGTGCTGGATTAGACCAAGCTCGTTGTGACGAGCGATCAATTCAGGATAAGCACGTGTCATGAGGTTACCAAACTGGAGCTGCAATGTTACAGCATCTGTAGCAACTGTGTTTTCTGTTGCTGCTGAGACTGTAAGTGAAGCTTTTGTATCAGTTCCTGGGTTTGTGTCAACAACGTTTGTCCAAACACCAACTGCGTTGTCGTAGTCAGATAGAACAGGTGGTGTGATGAAACGGATACCACCGCGGTCTGCCTGAAAACGAGGCAAGCAATCACGCACTGGACGTACTGTTGTGCCGATACCAAAGATATCGTACTTAACAGCGTATGGTGCTGAGTGACCACCAGAAGCGATAAGTGCTTCAGGTGATGCAACTGCCTGGATCTTGTTCCAGTTTGATTCTGCATCTTGTGTAAGAGTACGTGACTCATCATAAGATGTTGTGATAGACGCGACAATGTGCTGTTCGCCATCTCCACCGTTTACGCGGCGTAGGCCGTGCAAACGCTTTGCCATTGCTTCTGCAACGACATTCATGTCTGACATTTCGCTTCCAGCTGTGTAACCAGGGATATCAGCGCCTGCAGTGATTGCCACTGGTGCTACTGAAGCCTGTGCTACTGGACGGCGATCTGCCGGTGCTTCAATTACTGCATCCGGTTCATTTACGGCGGCGGTCACTGGTGCCTCCTGATCTTCCTGCACGATAGGTGCTTCGATTGTTGTTTCTGTTGTTGTTACTTCTTCAGCTGAAGCGGCGACTGCCTCAACAACTGGTGCTTCTGCTGGAGCTTCTTCAGCTGGAGCTTCTGCTGGAGCTTCTGGTGCGTCAGCAGCAGGAGCCTCTTCTGTTGAAAGCTCTGCAGCAGGAGTTGCTTCTGCAACTGCCTCAGCTACTGGAGCTTCTGGTGTTTCTGTTGAAAGTTCTGATGCTGTATCCACAGCAGTTGATGCTTCAGCCATAGGCTTTTCCTTTTCCTTTTCTTCGTCAGCAGGCGCTTCTGCAACTGGCTCTTCAGCCGGTTCCATAGCATCTTCGACAGGGTTTTCGGTTTCGCCTTCTGCAGGCATCTCTTCTTCTGTACCTTTAACGCGCATAGCAGCTTCTGCAGCGCGAGTTGCAAGCTCTTGAGCCTGTGCCTCACGACGAGTTACTTCACCACGAACGGTGTCAAGCATGTCAGCTAGAGATGTCATTGCATCTACTGTCTGCGGAGTAGGATCTTCTTTTTCAACCGTCTCGAATTCGCTTACGATGGTTGTTTGAAGCTCAGCGACTTGTTCGTCACTAAGCTCAGACAACATATCGAGCTGTTGTTTGATTTGGTCCACTCTGTCCCTCCTCCGGGCCAGTCATGATGAACAAGATTAGTTAGTTCATCTCGCTTATCAGTCCAAGGCCGAGGGACTCCGGACGCACATTGTATGCGTGGAGGCACTCCACCCGAATTGAATAATATATTAGTTCTTAAGTTAGGAGTCGGAGAAGTTTACTCATCTGAGATGAAACCTCAGACTGAGAGTAATAGTCTCCACCTGACATAAACGACTTGAGATCCTTTGTCGCCTCGTCAGCATCCTTCTGTCCGATCTTGTCTTCCACTCGCTTAATCATGTCTTCCATGAGTCCTTTGAGTGCCGGAGGAAGATCGCTGTAGCGAACCTTCTCCGTATCGCTACCGAAAGGCAGTGGAAGGTTAGCAATAACCCGTCCAAGTTCTCCTGCCGAGGAGCGAACATTTTCTAGCGCTACTTTGTTAAGAGCGCCCGTATCAAGTCTATCAATGATCGAGATAAGATCTCCGGCTGAGCGAGCAGCTTCCATATAGTTTCCTGCATCGTCAAGATTCTCTGTCTCCTCAATTTTCTTGATAGCTTCTTCACTTCCAGAGTCACCAAGATTTGTCTTGATGCGCGCTAGAACGTCACGAAACTTGCCTTTTGCATCGCGCGGTTGAGTGTCAGGGCTATATTTGCCCTGCTCTTTGACCTCAACCGCTGGTGCTTTTCCCACTTCATTGGTCTCCTCTGGAGTTATTGGCGCAAACGCCGCTAACCGCGAACGGAGATCGTTTAGATCTTCTTCAATAAGAGATGCAGAAGCCTTTTTCCAGTTTTCTGGGATTAGGTCTGACTTATCAAGAGCGCGTGCGCGCTTCATGATGTGGCGACGAACGGCTGCTCGCTTGCCTGGCTTAGAGCGGCCATACGCTTGAATTGAATCCTTAAGTGAGTCCACATTTGTGATTGGGAATGAACCGTCTGGAAGCGCCTTGCCTTCTTTAGCAAGGGCCTGGCGGCGCTCACGAGATACGTATCCGAATGAATCGTCATAACGTGGTTCGCCATGAATACGCTCATACGCGGCATCAGCAATTGCTGAAAGTTCAGCAGCCTTAGCCTCACGAATGTCCGCGAATTTTGCACGAGCTGCATCAGCCTTTGCTGAAAGCTCTGCATTTTCTAACTGCTCAAGTTTTTGTACACGAGCAGACAATTCTGCGACAGGATCTGATTTCATGCGTGCAAGTACGTTTGCGCCAGCAGCAACAAGCGCCATAACGGCTCCTGAAGCAACACGTGCGCGGGCAATAGGGAACCCTGGCACGTTTACCTGGCAAACCGCAACAAGCTCCAGCTGACCCTTAATTGGGCGCCAGTCACCAGAAGGTGCTGATGCGCGAAGGGCGCGAACTTGCTCGGGGGTTGTGCCTGGACGAAGTGCGCCAGCAACCCAGATGCCATAGGCATCTTCTCCTGCATGAACGTCTGCAATGGCAGATGCTGTGTCGTCGTAGTGACGTACAGCTTCTGCGGCTGATGCTTCTAGCGAAGCGTGGCCACCAGCAAGTGTTAGCTGACCGACAGGAACATCAGTTCCGTCTTCAGCGCGAACGACACCTGTGTGGAAATATGCATACTTGCTACGGCTGCGCGGTGGCTTAGTCCCAAAGCTCATTCCAATATGGTCAACGTGCCATGCTGCAATGTGGCCGAATACACGACCTTCATCATCTACAGTGAGAGGTGTTGCCTTCTGGAGTTTTGGATCATTGAACCATTCACGCGGCGGCGTGACGGGAATGGCGCCAGCGACTACTCCACACGCGACAAGCGCAGAAGCCTCCACTGCATCCATATCGTCAACGTAAACTCCGTCGGGAATCACGATATCCTCCTGTTTCTCGTCTTCAACGAGGTAGATTTGGCACTCTTGGAATGCCGGTTTTGGCACGAGAGTTACAGCCATAACTCGTGCGTGAGTAATCACGAGCTTATCTGCGCCAATCTTACCACTATCTTCTTCTGCTAGATCAGGACGTTCTTCATTTGCTTCGAACTGATCCAAATCCGCGGATACTCCACGGATAAATCCATTGCGCACTAGGCGCTCAGCTTCTTGGCCATA